ATGAAAAATATTCTGCAATCAATTTACAGCTATAAAAATATTGTGGTAACTGATCCAGATACCAAATGTTCAGAGTTAGCCTGTTATCAGATGTTGTTTGGAATTCCATTCAAAATAACATACCAAAGACTTAATTCAAATAAATAAATCCCAAACGGTTTTTTGGAGCGGTTCGATTCCACTCCTGGGAACAAAATAACTTTCATAAAATATGAACCTTCAAACTACAGACATACTAACAAGACAATCCGGCGGAAGTGAGAGCATATGGCTTTCAGAACGTCTGATTACTGATGTTTGTAATTTAGATGAAACCTATCTAAAGGTTGCAAGGGTTCGATATAAAAAAACGGTACGTGCCTGTGATCTTGCAAAAGCAAAGGATTTCATGCCGGACTCAGGAAAGTCATGGCGTTGGGGTAAGCAATCGGGCCAGTTCTACTACTGCCTGAATAATATCCCAAACAAAGCCCCAAAACATTATAGAAATATGTTTGGTGATGCTGAGGCGTTACTTGATGCTTATAAGACAGCCTGTCAATCAAAAGAGGATACAAGTCTTGAAGAGCGTTTTAAAAAACATTTAAAAATTGCATCACAGCAATACTCTGAATTCTATAATGATGTGAGCATAGTTCAAAGAGCTGCTCTTTCAAAGGCGTGCGCTGTTTTAGATTTTATCCTGGATGAAAAAGATGAGTATCCAGGAACTGCCAATAAATTATATAAAGATTTAAGCCCGATTCTGTCGGAACTGGATCTCCAATATATTCCACATAACTATTTAAAGTTAAAGGAAAAAATAACCATCCTTGAAACAACGGATCAGGCGATTGTTGATATCATTCGTTTACCTCGTGCAGGTAATAATAATGCTGAACTTTACAATGATCCTGAAGTATTCAGCTGGGTTATGCAGATGTATGCAGATGATAGCACGTTCTCACAGGAACATATCATCAGAAAAGTTACTCAAATGTGTGAATTAACGCTTAAAAAAGCACCTTCACGCCGATGGTACGGGCAAACAATATTTGAACAGTCAAAAACTCAGTTTTTAACAGGTCTAAAACGGTTCGGAGCAGGTAGCAGAAAATCATACATGCACCGTTCTTATATCCCTACTCAAAACGCACTTTATGCGGGTGACTGCTGGGAAATGGATGCAACAAGAGTCAATATGATCTCTCATGAAGGTGAGATCACTGTGATTGACAAAAATGGAAAACCGAAAACTAAAAAAGTTGAAAAGTACATTATTGTTGTTGCTGTTCGTGATGTTCATTCCGGTGATATCCTTGGATATTCTTTTGATTATGAAGAAAATCATTTTGTATATACTGAGGCAATGAAAATGGCTGTACAAAATGCGGGTTATTTGCCTTATGAATGGATTACTGACCGCTTTCCGGGGCACAACACTCCACAGATGACAGACCTATTTGAAAGACTGAAGGGACAAGGAGTTAAAATATCATTCACATCTAAAGCGAATGATAAGGCAAAAATGGAAAGATGGTTCAGAACTCTACAATCTGTCTTCTTTATGGATTCTAAATATTTCTATGGTGAAGGAATCCAGTCAAGAGCTAAATATGCTCATAGATCTGCTGAATATCTTAAAAGAATTAAAAAAGAGGCTAAAAATCAAGGCTGGAATTTGGAAAAAAGCATTGAAGAATCTTCAGTACATATCGAAAAATACAGGACTACGCCTTATTCACAATATTCACGAAAACACTCAAAAGTACATCAGTCACCTTCTGAACTGCATGATAATAGTGAAAAACCACATGTTACATTCCTTTCAGGGGCTACTGTATCAAAATTATTTGATGCTCGTAAAAAATTAACATTGACTAATAACGGTCAGATTACCACTGAGATTGTAGGCGTAGAATTTACCTACATGATCAGTCCTGCATACTATGATGTCATCAAAAATTATCATGGTAAAGAGATCGTAATGACTTATGATATCAATGACCTTTCAATTGTTTTCCTATGGAATAAAGTTAATGACCTATTAGTATCACTGTGTGAAGCTGAATTGTTTGAAAAACCAATTACAAAAGGACCTAACAAAGACCTTTCAGCAGTTGGAAAAGCAAAAGCAAGGGCAAAAGCCATTGCAGAACTAAGAGATCAGGATCTAGCTAATATGATCGGTGAAGATTCTCAATTGATGGGTCAGTACTCTGAAAAGAAAATTTCAAATGCGTTCGAGGATAACTACCTAAATGACGGTTACAGCATTCCTCTTAAAAAAGCTTCAGGAGATGACTACTCTCCTGAAGATATCGAGGACGCAATTTTAAAAAATACGTCTCAAACTTATTAAGATATGACAAACTTACAAAAATCTGCAATAGTTATTGCAATTAATACAGAAAAAGAACGGCTTGGTAGCTACGGTCAAGTAGCTACAAAAGCCGATGTTTCAACAGCTACAATTTCCCAAATGGTAAATGGTAAATGGGAACTGATAAAAGATGAATTATGGCTAAAGGTTGGTAAAGCTTGTGGCTGGGATGATTCGGAATGGCAGATCGCTGAAACAATCAACTATAGAAAAGTTTCTACCATCTGCAACGATGCAAAAGCATACTCTTTATTTATGATCATCAGTGATAAAGCCGGTATTGGAAAAAGTGCACCATTGAAATCATATTCTCAAAGCAATGCAGAATCCGGGGTATTCTATATCCGTTGTCGTGAATGGGCAAAACGAGAATTTTTAACCGAATTGGCCGCAATGCTAGGGATAGACACAGGAAAATCTTACATCCACATAGATAAATTAGGAATGAAAGTATGTGAATTTTTCCGCAAGAGAAACTCTGTTAAACCTCTTTTAATTGTTGATGAAGCTGACAAATTGAAAGATTCAGCCTTAAGATGGTTCATCCACCTTTATAATGAGAACGAGGACGAAATGGGACTTATCATTGCCGGAACTCCACACCTGGAAGAAAAAATCAAAAGAGGTGTAAGGCTTAAAAAATTAGGATTTGATGAACTGGATAGCCGTTTTGGCCGTGCTTACATCAATTTGATTGGAGCAACTTTGAATTGTGTAAAAAAAATCTGTGCTGCTAATGGAGTTAATGATCCTGCCACACAAAAAATGATTTTCGATGATTTAAAACCAATTTTTAAAGAAATCCCAATTGATAGACAACAGGTTCAGAACGTCAAAGTAGTTGAAGATCTGAGAAGATTAAAACGAATGGTAATTAGAGAAAAAATCAAACTTCAAAATATTTAAAAAATGATTACAAATACACTTTTACAATCAGGAGTTTGCTTTGCAATCATACAAAGCAACTCTTTTCTAACCAAAGCGAAAATAATGCAAAATCAAGAGTTTGAAATCATTGCATTAGAGAAAGACAGCCAAGATCTTGTAAAAAGGTTTACCAGAAATGAAGGGTTTCACATCCCTGATAACCAAAAGAACCCGAAAGGAATTGTTTCACGTGTTCTGGACCGTGAGGAAATTGGTGAGTTTTTGAGACTGAAAGAAGAATACTTTACAAAAGTTATAGACGATGAAAACGGCCGTGTGTGGGAAATTACAGGGAACTCTTTCAAAGAATACAGAAAATCAAAAAGACGTGGAGCTCTTAGAAATGTTTCCTGACCTCCCAAGGATTCAGGAACCGGCCAAAGTAAGGAAAAAGAGGCGCAAATGCACTCTCTTTTCAAAGAAAGAAAATAACAGACGGTACAGGCTTCATAGAAAAGTCAGAAAGTTAGCACTGAAGGACGTAAAACTCCATGTAAGAAAAAGAGTGATTGAACTGCCTGTAATGTTTGAACTGGATGATTATCCAGCTTTGAAAGAATTGATTTACGATTTCAAATATCAGGCTCCAACAGAATATTTACCACAATGAATGAAGTGAAATTACTTGATGAAATATTCAAGACATTAACAAGTATAGGACCGCAACCAACTTTATCAGAAACAAACAAGGCGTATTCGGAGGCCTTAAGCCTTTTAAAAAAGGAATTGAATGATAAGTATAACAGAGGAAAAGAAGACGGAATTAAAGAGACTAAAGAAAATTTCATAAAAAAACAACAAAATCAAAATTAAAAATGGATACAATAAACATTAACACACTTACACCTGAGCAAAGAAAAGAGCTATTACAGAGTGTTTCACCAGAAGAATTAAAAGCAGCGGCCAAAGTAGCAGAAGCCAGCAAAAGCGAAGCAAGAGCAGCCTACAAAGAAACAGTAAAAGATTCTGTTCCGGAATTTATTCAAACTCTATTAAGCATTTCTAATACGCTATCAAAAGCAAAATTTGACCTATTCCAGGGCTTAAACATTCTGTTAGAAATGAAATCTGAAGTTTATGACATCAAACAGGGGCAGCAGGGGCACTCCTTTAGTGATGATCAGGGGAACGGCATTACTTATGGTTTCCGTGTAGTTGATGGGTGGGACGACACTGTTAATGCCGGAATTGACAAGATCAAAGAAGTTATTGACAGCATGGCAAAAGACGATAACAGTGCAAAGCTTGTCACAACCATCAACAAGCTTCTGAAAAAGGATGCAAAAGGGAATTTAAAATCTTCGAGAGTATTGGAATTACGCCAATTAGCTGAGGAATTCAATGATGATAAGTTCAAGGATGCTGTAGAAATCATTCAGGATGCTTACAAGCCTGTAAGATCAGCATTTTTTATCGAAGCATATACAACCAATGCAATGGGTAAAAAGGTCTTTATTCCCTTATCTATTACAGCAGTTGATTTCCCTGAAGGCACGAACATAGAAGAAATATTCCCAATCGAAAACGCATAGCAATGACAGATAGTGAAATTTTAATAGCCTATGTGGGTTCAGGCTGCTTCATGGTTGGTTTCTTATTAGGAATGTTGGTTTATGCAGTAATAGAAGCCTTAGGAAACAGAAAACATTAATCCCAAACGGTTTTTTGGAGCGGTTCGATTCCGCTCCTGGGAACAAACTTTTAAATATTAAAAATTATGCCTTTTGAATTAGATCACGTAGAGTTAGAAAACAAAGGATTTATTCTAAACAATGAAGGAAACATCATTGTGAACTACAAAAAGAAAATTAACGATCAGAATGATCTTGTATTTGAACTTTCTCCAGAACCTGGAGTATATGTATGGTGCAAGGATGAAGATTTTCAGGATGAAAATATGGATGGTGTGAGGGTTTATATTCATCCGGATAGTATTGATGAAGCGGTTTTTATCGCTGAAAAAATAGTTTGTGTAGACTATATGTAAATCCCAAACGGTTTTATGGAGTGGTTCGATTCCACTCCTGAGAACAAATGAAAATTGTTAAACAATATGAAAAAGTTCAAGAGAAAATTAAACATTGAAAATGCAGAGCTCTTTAAGCTTGAGTATTATGATGGAGGCTCTGAATTAAAATCTAAAGAATTTAATACATACAAAGCAATGGAGCAGTTTCACAGCAGACAAAACGATTTTATGTATTTAGACTGCAATAGATATGCATACATAAATGATGAATGGAATCTGTTTATAAAGCTTCAATCGCCTATTGTGTTTCAATCAGATTTAGATTTTATCAATAAAACTTTTAATGAACCTATTGAAGCTAAAAATCTTCAAAATGGAAAAATTGAAGAATTAAATCATCAAAAATAACTTAAAGTGTTTCTATTATGGATATTCAAATTGATGGCAAATCTTTCGACTATAATAACTTAATCAAAATTGCTAAAACAATTGATCCAGTAAATTATCTGGATATAGTTCATGATCACCTACTTACTTCAAAACCTATGAAGGGGATAAAGTTTGACTATAAATCAACTGCTGAAAATGACTTTACACTAGATGTAGGCACCTCTAATACATGTCAGAAATGTAACCAAATAAAGCCATCTGGAATGTTTAGAGTAATATCCAATAATGGAAGTAAATTTTTGACTAACACCTGTGATGATTGTAGGCTGTCTTACTTCCGTGATAGGTATAATAATAACCCAGATTTCAGAGAAAAAGTAAAAGAGAGTAACAAAAAATCTTACAGGAAACATGCTGAAACAAGAAAGGAGTATCAAAAGCAGTATCGCTCAGAAAATGAAGAAAGGGTAAAAGCTAAAGTACGGGAATGCTTAAAAAAGTACTACCAAAAGAATAAAGCCAAACTCTATGAATATCAAAAAGAATATCGTCTGAAAAACAAAGAAAAGATAAGTCTATACCAAAAAAAATATAGAGAAAAGAAAGCATTATTGCTTAACTGATATCCCAAACGGTTTTTTTGGAGCGGTTCGATTCCGCTCCTGGGAACAATAACTTAAAATTTACATTATGTCAAAGACACAATTTTTAGAAATGATCCTGAAGCTTGCAGGATTTGAAAACATTAAAGTCGAGTTAGATCGAATTGATACCGGTGTTGAATATCAAGGATCTGGAGAAAGAAAAGTTGGAGAAGAAACAGAGGTCATAGAGTTCCAGGCAATGGGATTTGAGTGTGCTGTGGGAAATCTTTTAGGAATCTTATATGACACTGTTGATATTGATTTTGAAGCTAATGCAGCTATACTTTTTGAACATTAAAATTAGCATTATGCCACTACACTCAAGAGACGTATTAAAACTGCTTAAAAAGGGATTTACGATTATCAGGGCTGATGATCTGAATCTTAAAATAAAGCATAAAACAGCTAAAAACTACGAATGGCAGACTTTGGAGAAAGATTTTAAATCTAAAGCTGCACTACGCAGGAGAATGGATGAATTGCTAAGTATTAGTTCAATCATAGAAGATTAACAAACATTTTAAATATAAATATCATGGGAGTAGACTACTCAGCAAATTACGGGATAGGTTTTAAACTTAGACACCCGCAAAGCAATGAAAAGTTTGAAAAGGAATATGACAGTAATTTCATTTCCTTTTTTCAGGGGGAAATTGTACCCCTTATTAATGAAAAAAAAGATTTCCAATACTTCGAGGTTGGAGAAGGGAGCTATGATGGAACGGAAAATGAAGTTTATGTCACAATTAAAGGGGGGTTAGCTCCCATTTGGGACAATGCTTTAAGAAGATGTGCAGATCTGAAAACATTTTTATGGAGTCTTGACCTCATTAGCCTTGAAGATCAGGCCGATATTGTCGGAGGGTTGGAGGTTTATTAGTCCCAAACGGTTTTTTGGAGTGGTTCGATTCCGCTCCTGGGAACAAAATTTATAAACAATGAAAAAGTATTTTAAACAATATGACCATGTATTTCTGTGTTTTGAAGGCAAAAATTGTGTTACAACAGTTAAAACATATCCTTTCTGTACTGAAATATCAGTTTGGAAAGGGACTGATCTAAAAGATGATAACATGGAAGAGATTACAGATGCAGAATTTACACGAGCTTATAAAAAGGCATTAAAACTCTTAATTAACAAATTATGATAGAAATCTTAAAAATGTTTGCCCTTGTAGTGCTACAGAATGCAAGCTTTACGCTTGTGAGCAGGGCAAGAAATAGCAATAGTTTGACTTTTCATGCTATTGCCAGCGTAGCAAGTAATGGAATTTGGCTGCTGGTTATTAAAAATGTGGTCCAGAACTTTGATAATACAAAAATGATGCTGGTGTACTTGGTTGGATCTGTTATAGGAAGCTTAGTGATGCATCATATTTCAATGAAATATTTTGAAAAGAAAAAGCCTTAAAACTTCATTTAAATACCATTTAAACACAAAATACAAACCAAATGATCACAAATGCTGTAATGAGAACCCATCTTGAAAAGAAGTTTTCGAAATCCGAACTGGAACCGGCCATCTGGCTGCATACCAACTCAAGAACTGGTAACATAGATGAACTTACACCGGATGAACTGGAAAGTCTTTATTACGCCTTCTTTCCAAAGCACCTGACAGTTTATGAAGAACTAAACAATCAGTATGCTGAGAAGCATTTAAAAAGCCTTAGATCTATTGTTTTAAAAGATGCTCAGTATATCGGATTGTATGATCCGGGTGACTGGACTCCATTCAACCGCTTTATGCTTGAATTAAGCCCTTCAAAAAAAGCTTTGAAAGATTATACTGCTGAAGAATTTGAACCCTTAATTAAACAGTTTAAAAGCCTCAGAACAAAATACAACAAATCGGCTAAAATACCAGGAACAAAAGAATGGCATCACAAAAATAAACTGCCGTTTCCTTCTAAAAATTAAAAAGCCCATAGCCATATAGACCACGAGCTTGCAACTTGAACATTGCAAATATACTCATAATTCTGTATGGCTTATAACAAAACTAACTACTACAAGAAAATTGTAAAAATCCAGGAGATCACGGAGGAATACAGATTCCGCCAGGGTTTGACCTATAAAGAGATTTTCTACAGTTATATAGAGCCACAGTTCCACATATCCCGGCGAACCTTTGGAACCTATCTGGGAATACCGGCAAAACGGGAACTGAGAAAATTACAGGAAAAAGAGTGCAACAACGGAAATCAACTAACCTTTAATTTTTAATACAATGGACAAAGTAACACAAGAAAGAATCTCAAAACTACACCCAAGTGTAAGAGAAGAAGTAACAAAAATCATTAACGAATGTAACGCCAGTTTAACGGGTCGTGCTCAGGTCAGGATTTCCCAGGGTCTGAGAACTTTTGAAGAGCAAAACCAGCTTTATGCTATAGGAAGAACGAAAACCGGTAAAAAAGTAACCAATGCAAAAGCCGGGCAAAGCATCCATAATTACGGCTTTGCAGTTGATATCGTACTGATCATTGACGGAAAATCAGCAAGCTGGGATACAGCCAAGGATTGGGACAATGATGGCGTTGCAGATTGGTTTGAGTGCGTGAAAATTTTTGCCCGTCATGGATGGGACTGGGGTGGAAACTGGAAAACCTTCAAGGATCTTCCACACTTTGAAAAGAAAGGACTCACCTGGAGGGGGCTTTCTTCTAAACTACGAGATAAAAATAACTATGTAATTCTATAAACTTATGAAAATACCGCCTAGATCTGATATGTTAAGACCGGAAATCATCTGTATAGATGATCTCGAGAAAGAAAATACTGGTATAAGTATTTTTGCTGATTTTGGAACAGAAAACGGATCCACTGAAGTAACGTTTAATATTCAGGATTTTGAAGTAAAAGAAAAATCCATCCGGAATTTATGCCAGGAACTTCAAGAAGATATCCAGGATTATAAAAACGAAATTGATGACCTGGCAGCAAAGATTGCAAACCGTGAGAATATCCTTCAAAATAAAACTCAATTGAGAATTATGAAAGTAAAACTGAGGGGAAAAGAGACCGAGTTAACTAATATAAAATTTAAAAATGAATGTGACGATCAATATTGACTATGGTCAGTTATGTGTGATTAACTCCGTAATGTCTGAGCTTGATCAGATCACTTTTTCAGGATTAAAAAGAAACCTTAAAACCATCGTTTCAATTTGCTTTGATCTGAGAGAAAAGCTTCTTAAAAAAGCGATATCCACCAGAAACAGTAAAAAAGCGTTTAAACTCAAGTTAAAATATTATATGGCAGAAGCTTTGCTTAACTATCTGGTAGAATTTGAGATTTATTTTGAAGCTTCACCGGGAAGTTATGCGGGTAATACCCTGATCATGGTTAAAAATCAATTACATCAACAATTACAGTAAACTTTAAGCCTATGAAATCATTAATTTTTGTTTTTCTATCTGCTTTATTAAGCGCACAGATCAGTCCGGCAAGAGGCAAAGGAGAAGTTTTTAAACATCGGCCTGAAATACCATATGAAAATACAAATTATTCCGGATTGGTAGTAGTAGAGCGGTCAATGTATGGATTGAATTTTCAGGACAAACAATTATCTTCAGAAGTGAAAAATCGTATTGACAAATTCTTTAAACGTCATTTAAACGGATATACGGAATTAAAAACGTACCAGATCCGGATCCAAAAGAAACGCGGTAAATGGTACGTTGATAATATTGAAATTTAATCAAAAAATTTAGTCCGTAATCCACTATTAATAGTGATGTCAGTATATTCACCTTTTGAGTTTTCAGAGGTGAATTTATTTTTATAGCTGCATGTATAGACTAAAATAAACTGATCTGTTATGACAGGTTCAGTGTTGAGATCTTCAGTAGCTGGAGTTAATTTTCCGGTGTCATCACTTTCAAATTTTCTCAGGATCTCGTCTGTTTGCTCTTTGTAATCAATAAATTTCAAAGCTTCAGCAGTATTATTCCCTAAACTACTGGTATCTCTGAGCTGTTCAAAACACAATCTGAAGGTAACTGAAACTACAGGGGGTTTCTGCCGGTGATCAATGCTCCAGCTAACAAATATTGCCGGTTGTGGATAAATATCAAAACTTTGCGGTTCGATATCCTGACCGCCATACAGGTCAATAAATTGAGGGGGCAAAATCCCCTTTACTCTGTACTGATCCTTTATTTCTTCTTTTTCAAAGGTTTCTATTAATTTGCTGTAAAATGCTTTCATTAGTTTCCGTTTCTGCTTATTTCATTATCTAGTTCCCGTGATAAGAATCTTTCAATCCTTCTGTTTAAAATTGCTGATTCACCTAAAAACTGGCGTTTTGGCATATTAATATTCATTCGCCTGGTGTGAGCTCTGATATTCATTGTTCCCCCTGATCGGCTTTGCTGATACCTTCCTCTTGAGTCTCTTGTCCTTTGGGGTGACATTCGCCGGGTGTGAGCTCTTACATTGACTGTTTTATTAATCTGACCGCCTTCATTATGTATTTGTGCTTTAGGATCATCAGTTCCGACATATACATAATAGTTCCCCTGTGAGATCTTCCGGATACTTCGTTTTAGTCTTCCGGTTCTTACCAGGATAGAACCCCGTGCCGGCCGTTTTCGTTCTTTCCAGGCTACACGGTTTCTATCTATCCAGTTTTTCTGTACAAACCTTTCTTTTGAAAAATTAACAGCAATTACACCCACCTGGCCAATACACCGGTTAAGAAAAGCCGCTTTGTTAACGCTTCTCAGTCTTTCAAAAAAATCTGTGTTAAATTCTACACTCATGTTGATTTATGTTGTTTCCAGGTTTCTCACTAGTCTCATCATTGCCTCATTGAACCAGTCCTCAAGATCTTGTTTTGTCATACCTTTGAACTCTTCAGGTTTGACATTAATACCACCACTATTTAGAGATCCGATTGTTACAGTAATGTTTCGGACCTGCTTTGTTTCCCCTGCAACTCTGTTAACGCCGTCCTTCAACTTCGTATGTTTGTCTTTTCCTGATGCCAGTGGATTCTTAAAGTCACCGCCTTCCGTTCCATACAGCGGATTTGCATTTGCGGGTTTGTTGGGTTTCAGAAGTTTTTCCGAATGAGCTTTCATTGCATCCAGGTATTCAGGTCTTTTTTTAGCTAATGCTTCCTCAGGTGTATCAGTAAGGTTCATGTCTTCACGGAACTTATGAACAGTTCCCTGCATTTCCTTTGCTGCTCTTCCTAAAGATCCGGGTAAATAGGCCAGCATTCCAAGCAGCTGCTCAATAGGATGTACCAGGACATCTAAAAGAACAATCCCAATACGTTCTAAACCGGCAATAATTCCACCGTCTTTAAAGGCTGTTTTAATACTATCCCAATGGTCATACAATAATTTAAGAGCAGAAATAACCCTACCAATAGGCCCCATAAATAAAAGCAAAGTCGCCCCCCATTCTTCATATTTGGCAATAGCCAGGACAATGATGGCAATAAGAGCCGAAATTCCGAGAATGATCCACGTTACCGGATTCGCCAGCAATGCAGAATTCCACGCCCATGTAGCTACTGTAAGGACTCCAAGAACAGCCGTAAAGCTTAGAAAAACAGGGATCATTACATCAACATTCCTGTACATCCATTGAAATAAAGGAGCTAATTTTTCAAGCCCGGCAGTAATGTACGGTAATGCAGCCTGTCCGAGTTTAATCATAGATGCTTTAATATTGTTCTGTATCAGCTGATATTGTTCCATTGGAGTCAATGAATCGATGTAAGCCTGATTCAATGATCCCTGCGAGTCTGTTGTGGCCATGGTTGCTTTTTTCAGTCCCTCAACATCCTGAGCAAGTGTTTGAAATCCTAACGCTGTAGACTGGTCAAAACCTAAAGAACTTAGCTTTCTGATTTTCTGTTCATCGGTTAAACCGTCCATTTGTTTATTTACTTCAGAAACGATATCAATTAAAGGACGGATCTTTCCGGCAGATGTAAAAATATTGATTCCTAAAGCCCTGAAACCACTGATGTATTTACCGGTTTTAGAATCTATTTTTCCCATTGCCACGTCAGCATTGGAAAGGGTTCTCATAATACCCTCTAACGCTGTAGTGGACTGCTCAGCACTCAATTTTGTAGTTAAGGATGCAAAAGCCCCCGCGGTTGATTCCAGATCATAACCAATACTTCTGGCCAAAGGAATGATTTTAGGAAGATATCGGGCGATATCCTTAAATTCTGCGTTACCTTCCTTTACGGTCTCAAAGAGGACATCATACACCTTGTTGATATCCTGACCTGATGACATCATTGTTGCAATTCCTGCTCCTGCTACAGTCTCTACATCGGTAAAACCTGCTTTTGCTGCCCTCATGGTTGGCTCCAGGGCTTTTAAAGACTGATCCACATCCAAGCCGGCAGATATGATCCGGGTAAATGCTTTGGGAACTTCGTCCAGATCTTTAACGTTCCGGGAGCCAATATCAAGGAGATTATCTGAGAGCCCCCGGAGCTCTTTTTTTGAGAGTCCGGCGGTGACATTAATTTCCGCCATTTTCTGCTCCCAGTCATCCGCCATCTTTGTGGCTTTGCCCAGGAATCCCATGGCGGCCATAAATGCAGCCCCAAAAACCAAGGATGGATTTTTTAGCGAGTCCAGGGCCCCATCAAGCCCCGGAACCATGTCGATCAAGGATTGAAACTTCTGTTTCATTCTGTCAACTCCCTGATCCCATCTGCTCTGTAACCTTTGCAAAGCATTATTAAAAAGCTTTGCTGAAAGGTCTACTAGCATCATTAATTTTGAAGTAGCCATAAATTCATTTTATTTTGATGCCGGTTCTTTGTTTGGCATCATTGTTTAAATTGTACCAGTCTGTAATCTCCAATCCTTCCATCTGATCGTTAAGATTTACTTTAACAACAACAGCTCTATCCTGATAGAATTTGACATAATTGGAGGTGAATTTGCTTTTATCCAAACCATTCATCCAGACTTCATCCGGGCTGTTGAGAATATCCTTAAGGTGTGGAAATACCTGGTGTTTGTCTTCCTTAAGTGCTTTTCCTGAAGTATTGCTGTTGAATGTCTTTTCCTGAAGAATCATTTTTCTGTTCAAATAATCAGAGAATCCCATGTAATCAGAATCCTTTTCTTTTTTGAACAGTTCTTTTGCATTATCAGCCGTGATTGTTTTGTCCAGGACAAGAGGTTTTAAATCTGCCTTTAAATCGCTCCATTTCTTTAAACCATACTTGTCATAGGTCATGGCGTTTAAATCAGCAGGAAGCCCCTTATTGTCACTATAAAACTGTTTTTTTGTAAAGACCTGTTTCAGATCTCCACGGTTGATTTCAAATTGTGAATTTTTATAATTAACATCACGGGAATAAATGAGCTCTGTAGCAGTTTTGCCGGATATCGCTTTGCCGGAACCGATGTACTGAAGCATTTCACATCTGCAACCAAACCCATTTGGCGGCCATAGTTTCATGGCTTCTTTGTCGTTGAGATCGAAAATTTTTCCGTCCAGGATGGCGTGTGCTTCACGCACGTTTTCATCACCAACGGTCTGATACTGGACCAAATGGGTTACAGTGTCCTTTTCTGCCATGAAACGTACATAAGCTGCTGAATTCTGTCCTACTGCAACAGAAAGATTGTATTCAGTTTGCAGGTACGCTGTGTTAAGATCATCGGTTTTCTCAAGGCATAATTTTTCAAATTCCCCATATTCCCGGATACCGTTTTCCCCATCTGTTAATAGTTCTGTCATTGAGGCGTAACGTGCTTCTGTCTTGCTTGCTGAAAACTCAAAGACGTTGTATTCCATCATTTGCAAAACAAGCTGATCAGGTCCGGTATAAGGATTATAAGTTTTAAAATTATCCCTTAAACCTTTGACCATGAGCAAAGCTTCAGAGGCAATCAGATCTCCCTTTGCGCCTGGAATGTTTTTGTTATCATAGACTGCACGAACAAGCTTTTTAACCTTTTTACGAATATTGTCTTCAGAAATTGAATCTACAGGCGTGTTGTGTTTTCCACAGGTACATTCAAAATTATACCTGTTTGGACGGACTGAGCTCATAGGCTGTGGAAAAAACCCTGCTGCTACATTTGCCCCGCTATCAGGGCTCAGAGTTTTTTTTTTGCCTTCAATTGGAATATTGAAGGTTTGTGAAATCCACTCCTGCTGAACTTCATATCCATTGGTTATAAGTCCTGATGTGATATTCCATAACTCAGTCAAGGAGCTTTCCTGTTCGGCTGTTTTCCATTCAAACACATCATCATCACTAATGTTGTATCCCTGCTTTCTTAACAATGGGAATAACTGATCATTTACAATAAACTGGATCTTTCTTTTATCAGCCTGGGCAATACGATTATCTAAAGATCTTTCATGAACTTCCGTTTGTGATCTGTTGGTTCCCTGGTCGCTCAGCATGGTTGATCCTACGAGGACTTTTGAGATATCGTTTGAATTGGCCTGCATAAACTGCATATAAACCTGATATGCATCTTGTCTGTTAGCTTCCTGAAACTTAATATCTGTGCCATTTGGAAATGTACCTACAGAAGCCTGTCCCAGATTCAAGAGCATTTCATGTACTAAATCAATTGATTTCGCATCTGTTGTGTTGGTTGTAGCAGTGATCAAGGGCATTCCGAATTTTTCGCAAAATTCAGCCCATGCCTGCATGACATTACGTCTCCAGATAAGGTTAGGAATGATGTTGTTAATAATTCCAAGATTAAAATTTTCACCGATCTGTAATAGCCACGGATCAAATGCCGGATTACTGTAATCAATAAAAGCAGGTTTTGTGATATCTGGGAAAATCTTTTTTCTAGTAGGAACAACATTTCTACGTGGGAGAAAGTTCATTTCAATTTTTTCTGCCTGGAATGAAAGGAATTCTGCAACATTGGTTCCCCTTATTGTTTCGTCAATAGATCCATCCAGGAATTTATAGAACCACTGCTGTTGCAAAATGAATGTTATTTCCTCATTAACTTTTTTAGTTTTTCTATTCATCACCTGATAATCGGTGTTCAATGTTGAAGATTTACGCATTTCTATTTGTGACTGGAGGTGTCCGTCTGTCATCAGGTCATCAACCAGATCATGGTAAAGGCTGAATTTAGGATCTTCCGGATTTGTGGCAGCTATTGTCGATTGACGCCATTTCTGGATGTTCTTACGACTGTTATCTTTAAATGATTCTACAACCTGGGTTATTTTGGGATTTCTCCTTCCTGTTGCTTTTTTTTCAGGAACGGCAGAAACGGGGTTTTTGGGGCGTGTAATATCAAAACCTAATATTCTCATAAGAATTATTTTTTATTGTATTTAAAATGAGTTTAAACGCTGTTTAAACAATGTAATTACCATCTGTTAGTTTCCGCCGGATACTTTGAGGTGATTTTAATATCAATCATACTGTTTCCACTGTCATCTGTAATAGGTGGTAAATCTGCGGTGTTTTCTCCTTTGGCCGCCAGCTTCAGCCAGTCGATGGCATCCTGGTATCTCTGAGCTCTTATGTCCGGCATCTTTCTGGGGATTGGGGTGTATAGATGGTAAAGGGAACAGTCCAGGACAATCATCACAATATGGCTGTTCCTTTCATCTCCTGTTTTGGAGAAGATCTTCTCAACATCATATTTCCCGGATAAATAATTTTTAACCTGGGATATTCCCATCTGTTCAGCTGCTTTTATTTTAGTCTCTGAATAATTCTCAAGGAGAATATTTTTTATCTCTGTGCGTACTAATACGCTGTAGTCGTCATCTGTAATAAACATAATTTAAAATCTGTTAGGGTTACGGTTATTGATTTCCTCCCGGCTTGTAGTTCTGGGAGGTATTTTATTGATTGCAGCCGCAACATTCAATTTGCTGATGGCTGATTGTAAGGCATCGGGTCCGTCATCATGAGCCCCACTTCCTTGTGAAAAAGCAAGGAGCTGATTAACGAGCTCGTGATTGTCTGTAGATTCTCTGTGTTTTTCATTGAACCAGATATTACCACGCTGGAAATATCCCTGCATACTTTCAATACGGTCAAACTTTCCGGATTTCGATTTTTCGTCAGCTACTACAGGAATGTACCAGCCTAGTTCATCCCCCACAGCATCAAAGTCACTCACAAATTCATCCTGAGCAAAAAGCCCTTCGATGAAATAGGAAATATTATAATTGAGAAGGCTATTATCCTGCACAAATTCATACAGCCATTTAGCAACGTTATATCTTGAAGTCTGTCTCACAAAAGAATTCAGAACATGAAATTCACGTCCTATCTTTCCGGCAAAAATCATTGCTTTGAAATCTCCTTCATTTTTGTATGATAAGTCACCATAAAAAACCAGGGCATCATATGAGATAAACTTCAATCGTGGTTTATATTGAATCCATTCGTTTTTAAAGAGTTTTCCTTCCACAATATGCACGTGCATATACTCACGCATGAATGATCTGTAAGGTGTAGACAGATATTTCAGTTTCCAGTATTCAGCAGTAGTTTTTTCCGGCCAGTTCGGTTCAAACGTTGTTAAATTTTTAACAGCCGGAACTGTCAGGGTAAAGAATGTGGATTTAAGACCAGCCTCTTTTAATTTTTTGGTGATAATCTTAAATTCCTCTTTAAGTTGGTTAATCAGGGTGTTTTTATGGAAGTTGTTATTGGCTACCACAAATCTGCGATAAGGAGAACCTTCATCAAATGTTCCTTTGGCATCCTCCCAGGCAAAATCAAAAAGTTTTGTTGAAAGATCATCGTTGTTTACCCTTTGTCTGGTATCCACATCATCAAAAACGATATAATCCGGACGGGATGATCCTTCACGCAATCCCCTGGGTGATTGTCCGGGGGTTGAAGTCATAAACTTTGCCCCGTCAGTTGTGGTAAAATCACCGTCAGACCAGTCCCCATATTTAAACTTTTTACCGTAATAGTGAACAAACTTCTGATTGTAGCTAAATTCAGCCTGAATGTCAGAAATCAGCTTTTTGGCTTTCTTATCCGTTTGCCCAAATAAAAGCATGAATTTTAATTCACCGGTAACATAGAGATATAAGGGGATTCCTAAATCAATATGCACAGACTTTGCGCCTGAGCGGTAAATTTCCGCCAAGACATCACACACCGGATTTTTAATGATCAGATCTGCAAGTTTCTTATGATACCAGGCACATTTTACTTTTGCATAGTGGGGGAAAAATTCTTCAAACCAGGTGATATAATCTTTTTCCCATTCTAAACGCTTTTTTCTCCTCTCTGTTGGAGTTTCATTTGGATTAAGTCCCGAGCCTGTAGATTGTTTAATGCCTTTGCAATGCTCATCATAATCCTGGAGCATTTTTTCAAAGGCTTTTGTTAATTTAAAATCTGTAGTACTCATTACTGTTCCTGTTGTGCTTTGTATAGGAGAAACATTTTATGCCATTCAAGGAATGAAACAGCCGCTTCAGGATCCTGAACAGCCATCCACGAATCAAACTCTTTTAAAACAGCCATAGCGATCTGAGCTGAGACTTTATCAGAAAGGAGTTCAATTGCTTTTGTAACCGCCATAAGTGCTTTCACATCAACATTTGGATCTTTGCCTTCTGCGAGATCTCCGAGTTCAGTCATTAAGACCTTTTTAATGTTATTGGGAGCGGTTAAATATTGCTTTCTTTTATCATCCCAGGAAACATCCCCCTGTATTCCTTTACGCCATCTACCAATAGTCTGTTCCGTTACGTCAATCGTAGCGGCAATTGCTTTTGCCGTCATGCCTTCCTCAACAAACATTTTCTCAGCTAATGCACGTAAAGGCTCATTATTTACTCTTTTTGCCATTGTACACTTTTGGGCAAACTTCCAAACAAAAAGGACGGTTTTTTTAAAAAGTGGCAACCCTTGCCGAGGATTTATAAACCATTGTTTCAGTGCTTTAAGTTTGCTGAAAAATCAATCGGACACATGATATTCGGTATTAATGAAAACACGCTAACGATGTACGGAACCATCTGGGATTATGATGGTCAGGAATTCGTTTATTACTTGAACTATCTTGAGAATAAATATTCAGAGATAACAATCAGACTTCATACGTTAGGCGGGAGTGTATTCGCCGGAAACTTAATGTGTAACGCTCTTGAGAGATCCAACGCAGACATTACAATTATAATAGATGGGCTTGCCGCCTCGATGGGTGCGATTTTCATACTATCCTCCAAAAAAGTAAAAATCGTAAACAACGGATACGTGATGATTCACGCACCCTCAAGTGGCTCCTATGGCAATGCAAAAGATCATGAATCCAGCGCAAAGCTTTTACGCTTGATGGAGGAAAATTTTGAACACAAATTAATACTCAGAACCGGCAAATCAAAAGAAGAAGTGAGAGCATGGCTTAATACGGATACCTGGCTGAGTGCTCAGGAGGCTTTAGATCTTGGACTGGTTTCAGAAATTATCCCTGCATCTATAGAAACAGTATATCCGTCTTTTGATCCTGAAGAGCTGGGAGAAACTGAGGTTTTCAATATGTATGCAGCCTTACTTACTTCTGTTCCTACACCAGCGGCTAATGCCTTTATGGGTTTTCCGAAGATTCAAGCACAACAACCAGAACAATTAAATTTTAATGATAATATGAAACAGTTATTAATTTCAGCGTTTGCGCTAAAAGGCGTAACCGCACAAAGTTCCGACACAGCTGTAGTAGAAGCATTACAGACGGAATTTTCAAACTTAACAACAGCAAAGACCACTGCCGAAACAGCCAAAACCACTGCCGAGAATAAACTCAAGGAATTTGAGGATGGAAGAATTAAAGCAATTATTGATGGTGCTGCTTCCGGCCTTGGAAAAACCTTCACAGAGGACGAAAGAAAAACATACGAGTCCATCGGTGCTACTTCCGGGATTGATGCTCTTGAATTGGTTTTTAAGAACGTAATTAAGCCTCAGCCACCTAATATTTTAGCAGCAATTCAGACACAAGAACAGAAAAATATGGTGATTGCTGGAAGGGATAATTGGGATTTTGCTCAGTGGCAAAAAGAAGATCCTAAAGGTCTGGAAAAAATGGCAGTTGATGAAGCTGAAAAATTCCAGGCATTGTTTAACGCAAAATACAGTAAATAATCATGCCAGAATTACAAGATGGATTATGGGCGATCCAGTATTTAGAGCCCCAGTTGCTTGAAGACTTCAGGAACTACAATGACGATTTTATAGGAACATTAAAAGCTCCTAATCCTGCAGCTATCGGAGAAGACGGAATTTTATTTAATAAACTAATTAATAATGTTGGTTTTAAAGTTAACGCAAATACTGATTTTACACCTGTTCCAATGACAGGAAAGAAAGGGTTGGTTTATTGGGATAAATTGGATACCACTCCAACATTGTGTACAGACAAGGAACTTCGAGGAATGGCTTTTGACAAGCAGGCAGCCATCAGAGTAGAGCATACTAACACCTTTAAAATTGGAGCTAGAGACTACGTACTTAACAAACTCGCACCTGCAAACAGTAATAACGCAAAAATGCCAGTGATCAGAACTACTGGGGCCGCTTTTGAAGGTCGTAAGCGTTTAACGTATTCCGATTTACTTAATTTTTATAATAAAGTTGGAAAATTGAACCTTGCCGATAAATCGGGATGGTATATGGTTTTAGGTGATGATCACCGAGCTGATTTATTGGAAGACAGGGCAAACACAACCAATTACCGTGACCTGGAATTCGATAAAGAAACAGGCGAAATTAAGAGATTTTTCAAAATGAAGTTCTTTGAAAATAACGATACTCCGTTGTATAGTGCTTCAGGAGATCTAAAATCTTTAGGATCTGTTCCGGCTCCAACTGATCAGAGGGGATCTATTTTCTATTATGCACCAAATACTGTTTATCACATTGAAGCAGTAACAGTACTGTATAAGGAAATGAAAAATGATACCAGATCAAAAGATCCACAGTCAGAATTAAGATTGCATACTTATGGCCTTTGTGAGAAAAAGCAGGAGCATGGGTTTGGTGCGATCATTTCAGAAAATGCAACACCTTAAAAACTACTGTTATGACAAAGGAACAGAAAGAATATTCAACACAGTTTTTTAAAGATCATCCAGATGTTAAAAAACTTCACCTGAACCCTGAAGGGGAATGGTTCACTGATGACGATTACGCACAGAACAGCCTGAAAAAGGATAAAGAGGGAAATGTTATAGGGGAAATTGAAACTGTAACATGTCCGGAAACTGATATAGATGTTGTAGAGAATCCTACAAATACCAATGCTAATGCAGATGGTGTAGATAAGGATAATGTAGAAACTAATGCTGACAGTGCTGTTAATGCCAGTAATGCAGATAAAGATGACCAAATAAAATCAACTTCAAAATGGCAAATATAAACGGCGTAAATTTTAAAAAGGGCAAAGTCGGAACAAACAAGCTCGGGATTAATGATGCTGTCAGCGGTATCATTTTAACCGGGCCGAAACCGACAAACCTTGAATTTGATACCCCGGTAACGGTATACAATATTGAGGATGTAGAGAGCCTGGGAATTACCAAAGATTACGATTCTACCAACAACGTCCATGTTTATGAGCATTTATCTGAGTTTTTCAGATTTGCTCCTGTAGGTACAGCATTGTATTTTATCATGGAGGAACAGACAAAAAAACTTGTAGATCTTTGCGCAGATCCGGCAAAAAAGCTCTTGGTTTTTGCTGAAGGTAAAATCAATCAGATTGCGGTCGGTCTTAACCTTGCAGCATCTGCAACCATTACCATGCTTAACGGTGTACCGGATGATGTTTACAATTCTATTGCGACAGCAAAGGCACTGGAGGAATGGTCAGAAGAAAACTTTATGCCGGTATCTGTATTCCTAGAAGGTTACAGTTACGGTGGTAATGCTGCCAGTTCTGCAAACCTTCGAGATCTTGAGAACCTTTCAGCCGAGGGTGTAACCCTTGTAATCGGTCAGGATTTCGATGTTGCAAAAAACAAAACCGGACATGCTCAGAAATATGCATTTATAGGTACTGTTTTAGGGGTTTGCGCTTTGTGTTCTGTTAATCAGAATATTGGAGAAAATGAAACCAAAAACCTTACCCATGAGTCAAGGAAACTCCTTATTAATCCGGGATTATCCAATCACAAACTAACCAAAGACCAGTTTTCAGACCTTCAGACCCTCGAAAATAAGGGTTATGTATTTGGTCTTACTTATACAGGTCTTGCAGGTGTAAGGCTTAATAATGACCACGTATGCAGCCCGATTATTTTGGATGATAACAATAACATCAATGAGCATACTGTTGCTTATGGCAGAACTGCTAAAAAAGTCAGAAGAGCACTAAGAACAGTGTATCTGCCTAAAGTTAAAACTGATCCGGCTGTTAACCCGGAAACGGGAAAAATGCTTCCTGGTGTTGTAGTGGCTTTTGAAGCTTTGGGAGATGGGGTTTTTGCTGACATGGAAAGAGCTGGAGAAATCTCAGGTGGAAAAACCTATGTAGATCCTAACAGTGATGTCATTGTAGCCAAAGTTTTAAACATTGGTTTTAAGGTCATCCCTAAAGGAAACATTGGTGAAATTAACGGAACAATTAACCTTAAAACACAATTATAATGAGCGAAATTATCAGAAATGGTAAAGCCTATGACAGCGTTGATGTTAAGGTGCAAATCAATGGCGTTCCTATCAATGTAAAGTCATTGTCATACGGAAACGAGCAGGAGCACCAATTGAACCATACTTTAGGAGCTGAAGCAACATCCTGGTCAATGGGGAATATAACGCCCTCAGCATCAGTAACTCTGATGATGGCAGATTCTGTTCCCCTGGAAGTAGCGGCAGGCGGAAGCCTTTTAAAGCTCAAACCCTTTACAATGACTGTTGAATTTGTTAATGAGTATAATATCATTGTTGTAGATAAGATCATTGCAAAATTTCAAAGTGAAGGCCGAGAAGTTACGGGCGATATGGGACTGGAAAAGCAGTTTGATCTATTTGCTTTAAACGTAGCTCTTAACGTACTATAGCCTTTTAAACGCTGTTTAAAACAGCTTTACAACAAATCAAAATTAAATTAATCATAAACATTAAAAAAATGTCTTTACAAGAAGTAAACCAAGAAACAAAAGATGCACTTAAAAAAGAGCATGGCGATAAATTAAAAAGTTTGATTCTTCCAATGAATGACGAATCAACAGAAGAACTCGAAGTCCTGGCAGTAGTTCCCTCCAGATCCGTTGTAGGACAATCTATGAAATATATGAACTCGGACCCTAAAAAAGGTCAGGAAATTCTTGTGAAGAATTGTATTCTGACCAGCAAAGAGCTTGTCTTGGATGATGACGGGATGTTCTATGCTGCTGCCGGACTGTTAACGGAGCTTATCCCGATCAGACAGGGAAAGTTTGGGAAAGTTTAGAGGGCTCAGGTCTAAGCTATAACCAGGGAAGTGATTTATACATGAAGGCAGATGCACTGATCAGTCATTTCCTTCATGTCCCTTTCCCGGAAAACCTTGATGATGATACCTGGGCGTTAAAATGGGCACAGATAGGATGGTTAACAGATATGGGAATATTAAGCGTTAAAAAACTTCAGTAATGACAAACGGTGAATCAATAGTGATCAATTTGGCGGCCAGATATGCAGCTGCTTTTGGAATAATGGCAGTAAGCAATAAGATCAATCAGGCAGTTGTCACCCGTGAGGAAAATCAATACAATGTGGATGTTTACGAAGACTTTGACCCTGATTTTGAAGCTGTGACAATGTCGTATAGATCCGGCGATCAAAATATTGAATTGAAATTTGCCAAAATGCTGGAAAGTTCCGGGGATGGTTCAATCTATGCTCCACCGCTGATGATGGGTTTCAGCCGTGAAAAAAACCTTATTGAAACAGAGGTTTCTGGTGGTGATGCTGTAGTGATTGAACGCTGGGGTACAAAGCCCTGGCAAATTGATATCCGTGGGATTTTGATTGATGTTGAAAACAGGAGATATCCAACTGATAAAGTAGATGCCTTATGCCGGTTTTTTGAAAACAATAGTGTCATAGCAGTTACAGGACAGCAGTTCATTGAAAAGAATATTAAAAGTATTTACCTAAAATCAGTAAGTATTACAGCTGTAGAGGGATATCAGGATACATTACAATTTACATTATCAGCTTCCAGTATCAATGAAGTGAATTTCACCTTAATAAAACCTAATGAATAATGGCTTTACACTATTATACCATTGGTATCAGGATTACCATTGCCGAACGCATTCAGTTTTCAATCGTAAAATCTATCAAAATTGAGAGCACCATTGAAAAGTTTGCAGATACTGCAACAATCGAATTACCAAGGGAGTTTAAAAATGCTGTAGATAATAATCAGCGGTTATCATTGGAACGCAAAAACTTGCTTGATTACCTTAAAGTAGATGATTCAATTGTTATTGAAGCCGGTTACAACGGGGAACTTTTTACAGAGTTTACTGGTTATATTTCAAACGTAGGGGCTGAAATCCCGATCATACTTGAGTGTGAGGATGAAATGTATAAACTTAAAAAGATGCCTCTTATTAACCATACTTTCAAGGCTGCAAGCCTAAAAGAAGTACTACAGTTTATCGCTCCCGGATACGAAGTTAATGCACTGGATATGCCGGTGGGAAAATATATGATTGAACGGGCCACACCTTACAAAGTCATAGAAGATCTTAAGGAGAAATTCGGCATTCGCTGTTTTTTTAAGGGGAAAGTACTTTATGCAGGGCTTACAGTAGATTTTAAACCGCAAACGGTACATGATTTTACTTTTGGAAAGAACATCCGCGGAAGTACGGATCTGAAGTACAAAACACAGGCAAGCCGGAAACGATTGATAAAAGCCGTTTCCATGCAAAGAGGTGGAACAGACAAAAAAGTCACCTATGAATATGGTGAACCTGGAGAAAGTGAAATTTCATTGCATGCTCCACTGAATTTAACCCAGGAGCAACTGAAAGAATGGACCGAGAAATACTATTACTCAATGGTGTTTGACGGTTATGAAGGCAGTATAGACGGTTGGTTTTATCCCCGTACTGAAGTGGGTGACAGTGCCAATATCAAAGATCCAAACTATCCTACAGGATATCGTGACGGACAATATTTCATTGATGGTGTAACAACACTGATTAATGAATCTGACGGAATAAAAAGACAAAACAAATTAGCATTTAAAATAAAAAGCAATGAAGAATTTAATCGGCCTGCTTATGGTCATATTGCTGTTACTCCCAGGGTGCAGCGCAGTAAAAAATAACCTCCCTGATTTACCACCTCCTTTAATTCAGAAAGACAGTATTACAGAAACAAAAACTGTCACTGTTACGGTAAGAGATACCGTTTTAGTTTCAGAGCCGGACAGCCTGTATTATGAAGCTTATATCGATTGTGTTAATAATAAACCGGTGCTCAGAGGTCCAAAACAGAAAAACACTTCAGGAGTAAAATCAGATGTTAACCTAACGGATGGGAAACTTAAAATTTTGGTGAATACTGAAGCGCAAAAACTTTTTCACACCTGGAAGGAACAATATATTGAATCAACAAAAGATCGAACTCAAAAAATACCGGTCCCGTATCCGGTTATTAAAACCGTAACGGTTCCGGCTGAACTTTCATTTTTCCAGACCCTTTTTATCTGGCTTGGTAAAATAGTCTTTTTTGGGTTGATTGGTTGGATCTTATATAAAATACCGTGGAGAAGTTTCTTGAGGTTGTAGCAAAACAAAGTCAAAAGTCATTGCCGGTTAACCGTTCAACATCGATCGGAACTGTTATGGAAATAACCGGAATGACTTGTACTGTAGAAAGAGAAGATCTTCCACCTTTATTTGATGTTCGTTTTAATGCGATTGATAAAAGTTTTGATAACTGCATTCTGATTTACCCGGTTGTAGGATCTCAGGTTCTTTGCCTGGTGGTGGAAAATGAACCGGCAGAAACAGCAATAGTCAAATACACAGAAATTGACAAAGTGATCATTACAATAGGTGGAGCACGCTTTGAAATGTCAGGTGGAAAGTTTGAGTTTAAAAATGAAACGAGTGATTTAAAGCAGATTTTAACAGATGGATTTAACCAGCTTAAAAATGCAATCATTACAACGTCTTCAGGACCAGGGCAATTTTCTGACAAGGATAAACTAAAGTTTGAAACTCTAAAGAATGACACCGAAAATCTTTTTAAGTAATGCCATTAAACGACACACAATTTATTCAACAGGCTGTTAACCTACAGGTAGAAATGGAGGTTGAAACAGATAAGAATATAGCACGACAGCAATATGCTGAAAAGCTTTTAAAGCTTATTAAAGAATATTTAAAGAGTGCTTCGATTGACATCACCGGCACAAGTAATCAGGGAGCTTTTACAGGAACAGGGAAAATTACATAACCATGAGAAAAGATATTAAGGTTGATGATAACCATGAAGCCGTTATCGAAGGCGGTGACTTTGTGATCAGTGAATCTGACCGACAACATGTAATAGACATCACTTTTGCTCATCCGGGGGAATACAAAGCTTATCCATTAATAGGATTTGGAGCGATTCTGCAAATAAAGAAAAATCCGGATCCTAATCAGTTTAAACGTGATTTAAAGATTCAATTGGAGTATGACGGTTACAACAACCCGGACATTGATCTCTCAGGAGGATATGAAAACCTGAAAATAAACATATGAAAGAATTATTAATATATAAAAAGCCTGTCATTGCAATATTGGCAGCTTCAAAAAAACCGGCTGTTATTGTTCCCACATTGGGATTTCTGACAGTTTCAGATTGTACATTAGGCGTTTTTCTATTATTGGGGCTTATGGCTTTGGATTTTGTTACTGGAGTCCTTGCATCCTGGAATATGTGGAAAAACTCAAAAATAGAAAGTAACTTTTGGAAATATGGTTTTTCAAGTTCCAGGATCCGGCTGTCAATTGCAAAAAGTGTTACTTATTTCCTACTCATTATCTGCTCCTATTGGATTGAGGTAATATTCAGAATTAAAAGTTTTGGATCTAACAGCTACACAGATCATGAATTAACAATATCACTTTTGGCCATAGCATTTGCATGTTCTATAGAGTTTTACTCAATATTTTTTGAAAATCTTCCTAAAGCCGGATTTGATATCTGGAGCTATTTCAAGAAAATGACTTCAAAGATAAAATCCGGAATAAGCACCATCAAAGATATTACCAAAGATGACAGTAACAGTACTCCATAATCAGACCCTTTTGGATATTGCCATACAATACACCGGAATAGTTAAAAACAGCTTTGATATTGCGGTGTATAATGGTATTGCAGTATCTGATTCATTAACACCAGGAACAAGCATTCTTATTCCTGACAATATTGAAACTGATGCAGATGTTGTTACTTATTATTTGGTGAATAAACTTCAACCGGCCACAGAAATAGATCCTGATTTAATTACAATAACCCCACTGTCCGGAATCGGATATTGGGAAATAGAAAACGAATTTACAGTAGAATGAGAACAGTAGAAGAAATTTACAATTCATTAATTGAAAAAAAGGCTACTTATCCCGATTTGGACGGTTTGAATTCAACCTCCAAAGTATCAATATGGCGGCTTTTGTTATGGGTGTTTGCTTTTGCTATCTATATCCATGAAAGGATTTTTGAAGAGTACAAAAAGGAAATAGCACTGATGATCCAGGAAGAGAAAAGCCATACACAAAGATGGTACAGAAATAAAGCTCTTGCCTTTCAATATGGGTTCTCCCTACTTCCTGATGATGATCAGTTTCAAAACTCAGGGTTTACAGATGCACAGATTGAAGCTTCAAAAATTGTTAAGTACTCAGCAGTTACAGAAAGTGAAGATCAAAGCCGGTTAATCATCAAAATAGCTACAGAATCCGGAGGAGTACTACAACCTATCACTGATGATCAAAAACAGGCTTTTGAATATTACCTGTCTGAAATTAAAGATGCAGGAGTGAAAACAACAGTTATCAATTTCCTTCCGGATAAATTACAGCTTTTTCTAAAAATCAAACGAGATCCGAATGTTATTGATTCCAATGGGGTTTCAATTTTGAATGGTAATGAACCGGTAAAGGATGCTTTACAGAAGATGTTAAAAGAACTTCCTTTTAACGGAGAATTAGTTCTCAACACAGTTGTTGACCGTTTGCAGGTGATAGATGGGATTGTGAACCCTCATTTAATTGCTGCTAAAACGTCCTGGATTGATCCGAGTTTAGGAGATTATGGAAACTGGGAAAATATTGAGATCTCAAAGATTCCGGTTAGTGGATATTTTGAAATTGATTACCAAAATAGCAGTATCGAATATGTGGTATAATCTTAAAGCTCAGAATTTAGTTCTACAATGTCTTCCGACATTTTTACGAAGAGGGTCTATAAGCTCTTTGCTGGCATTAGCAGCTTCAGAACTGACCGACTTAAATAATGCTTTGGTTGCTAATAGAAACGTTTCAATTTCTAAAGTTTCTCATAACTCTCAGGTTTGTAAGCTCAGGAAGATCCTCAATGATACGTTTGATTATGAACGCAGGATTAAAGTTGTAGAAGGGGTATTAAAAAAACCTAAATATATATATACAGATGCTGAGCAAAAGCCCGTATGGCTGGGTGAGATAATCATTTATCCGGACTCAGAAACAGAAGGAAACGGGGTCGATTTTACGGTCATAATCCCAGGAGAATTAAAAAATTATAAAGTCGAAATAACCTCACTTGTCAATTTTTATAAACTAGCAAGTAAAAAATTTAAAATTTTAATAGATGAAAACATATAATTTAAATGAAACTGAAGGATTTAATTTTGGAGTTACGGTTCTTTCAAATTTGCAAGAAGCATATCTCACTTACTCTCAGTTATCAAAAATAGCAGGAAATAAAGCTATTGTGAGCGGATGTGAAGATTTAGGTACAACTGTAGGCGATGGATTTGTAGTGATTGATGGTGAATTTTTAGAGTTTAAAGGTTCTATTAAGCAAACAACAGTAGTAATAAAACAGGAGGATACACAAAGGGAGTATGAAAATGGGGTTATGAGACCATTTGAGACCTACAGATATGTTACTTTTGGATCTGCTCCTAATGCTATTTCATGGGATTCATTCAAACGAGTTCCGCCACTTAATGAAATTCCGGCTCAGCTTAACGCATTAAATACAAAAATTGATGGTTTCATCAATGCAATGGGCTTTTTACGTAAAGGTGAAATTTTCATTGGAGATGTGAACGGTAAAGCAATTGGATGGGAGTATATAGGTTCTGATTATAAAGTTAAACTAATTAACAATACTGGTGGAGGCGGCAGTGGCGGCGATGATTTGTATCAGGTTACTTTAAATACCCCTCTTGAAGATGCCAATTATAGAATCTTTACAGCGATTCGATACACAGGCAATTATGTTTCTAATAATGATGTAATTGTTACTACATCTATTCCAACAAATACAGGCTTTCAACTCTCTGTTAGGGAGCTTTCAATGGATACTCAGAGTATAACTATTGAATATATAATTTTTAAAAAATAATCATGAAAATTCCAAAATTAAATTTAAAAAACTTATTCTTAAAAGGTCAAAAACCCAATCAAGAAGCCTTTTGGAACTGGATTGATAGTTATTGGCATAAAGATGAAGAGATTGATCAGGCTGCTGTAAAAGGGCTTGAATCAACCTTAGCAAACAAACTGGATAAAGGTGTTGAAACAACTCTATTAAATGCATTTAATGATGCTGTATCAAATGTAAATTCTATATTAAAAGGTGAAGCAACTCCCACCAGTTCCCCCACGGCTTGGCTGCCAGGATCACCAGATCTTTACGAGAAATGGGAAGCAACTACAGTCGGAACTTATACAAATTTCAAAGGTTCAAATGGATTACCTATTGAAGTAACCCTTACTGATATAGATAAAAAGTTTGTCTTTCTAAACATGACAAATGGGGTTGCAAAAAAAACTACAGTTCCTATTCCTGGAGTAAATGTATCTCCTGTTTTTGATCCGCTAGATTCTGAAAAAGCACAAGGAGGAAAACAGATTGCTGATTATATAAATTTTAGTTCAAAACCTTTTAATTATGTGTTGGATTTTTCGAAGGATAATTTCGGAAAATATACTGAGTTAATAGGGACTATAACATTTTCTGAAGGTTCAGGGAGTCTCTTCGGAAAAGTCGCATATGTTAAGTTAACAGGAGGTAATGTGACCTTCCCGTCTGATTTTGTTCCTCAACTTGGTACTGCGGATTATGATCCAACAAAAACTAATACTATTGCCTTTTGGAAAGAGTATGATAAGATAAGATTTTTTAATGAAATATCGGCATTAGAACCATTACCCACAAACGATATTATCACATCCTATAATTTTCAAAACAGGTCGCCAAATGCTGCATTAAGTACGATTCCGCATATAGGAGCCGTTTTGACTGGAAACATATCAGATCACAGCATTAGCACAGACGGACAGTTTCTTAGAAGACTTACAACAGCTACAAGCGGAGCAGCAGCGATTGCCGTTGATACTGGTGGCGTAATTAATTATAAAGCAACTTTCATAATGAGCATCTATAGTATGTTAGATGTATTGATTGGCGGAAATACTTATGATAACTATGTCAATTATATTAATATAAGAGCTCAGTCTCCAGCATCAGATGTAGTATGGGTTTCCGCTTCTAATCCTACAGGTACAACAATCGCTACTACTCCTAATATTCCATATCCTCAGTTTGATTGGTATTTATGGGAATTTGTGGTCAATGGATCTCAAGTGAAGTTCTTTTGTAATGGGAATTTCATTGTCGAATACACAAACCCAAATACAGGAAACTACTTCAGTTTCATCTTAAATAAGAAGGAAGATGGAGTAAAATCATTTAAAATTGAAAAGTTATAGTTTATGAGTTCAACTATTATTGCGATTAAAAAAAAAGCCTCTAATGTATTCATTGGATATATTAAATTGAGCAGCATCCTTCCAGTTAATTTTCTCGAAAGTAAGATTGGATTAAATAGTATTGTAATTGGTGATGATGCTACTACACAAATTCAAAATTTGCTTAATGGTGGAAACAAAAAAATACTGTGGGATGTTTCGGTAAGTCTAAGCAATTCATTGTTTGTTGAGAGCCTTACAAAAATAAAAGTATTATCCGGTAAAGGTGCTGTGATGCGAAATGCTGTTAATAGGCCGATGTTTACGAATAAAAACCATGTCTTTTCAAACAACGCTAATATCATAGATCATGACATTGAAATAGACGGTGGAATTTGGAATGGCAATTCTGCTGGTCAAACGAAAAAGGGAACCCCTCAATTTGGTTTTAATAACATATTCTCCTGGTATGGTGTGAACAATCTGGTACTGAAAAATCATAAAATGTATACTCCAAAAACGTACGCTCAGCATGCAATTAACGTGGTTAATGGTCATTTATCTGATTTTGTTGTAGACGTGGGTCCAAATCCAGCAATTAATATGGATGGAGTGCATTGGGATGGTTGGTGCAAAGATTGTTCAATTAAAAGAGGAAATATAAGAAGTTATGATGATGGTATTGGTATGAATGCAGATGACTTGTTAAATGCTTCCGGATCTGAAGCTTTAGGTTTTTTTCCAACCGCTGCGAATGGCCCAATATCCAATATCGTTATAGAAGATATTATATTCAATGTCTCGCTTTTTGGTATTAGAATTCTATCAGGACAAAGTCGAATAGACAATATTTCGATTAAGAATATTAGTGGAGTAACTTACAATTATTCGATTTTAGTTGATAATTACTGGCAATTACCTAACAACTTGGACAAGCCGGGGAAAGGTAATGTGGGAACTGTGACAATTGATAATGTGACAACTATAGTGCCAACAAAAGACCCTGGATTTACAGTAAATAAAGGTAAGATAAATCTTTCATGTTCAATTGAGAATCTTACAGCAACCAATATTTCACCGACAGGCACAGAAAACCCACTGGTTTTTAAACTAGCATCTGCAGGAGGTTACACATATGAATATGGAACTATCAGTGTAAATAGCGAACCTATATAA